TATTCACTAAAGCCGTTCAATCCCCTATTGTTATTACAGTAGTTGGTGAATCAATACCTAACTTAAAGGCAGGGGCTTTACGTGATGCTTTAGATATTTATAACAATAGTGAAGTACTTAGAACTAAGATAGCAGACTACAATCGAACAGACCGTATATTTCAATTTGCTAATGGCTCAGTTATGGAGTTTAAATCTTATGAGACCGCTCAAGGTGCTAAGTCGGGTAAACGTGACTACCTATTTATAAACGAAGCCCAAGGCATAACTTACGATATATTTAATGAATTGTATATGCGGACCAGAAAGCAGGTTTACATCGACTACAATCCAAATGCTGAGTTTTGGGTGCATGAAAACTTAATAGGTACGGATGGAGTTAAACTATTCATTAGTGACCACCGGCACAATCCATTCGTTGCTCAAAAGATACGTGATAAAATAGAGGGGTTACGATTTAAAGATATGGAACTATTCAAGGTTTATGCACGTGGCATGACTGGTAAAATAGAGGGCTTAGTCTTTAGAAACTTTGATATTGTAGATGAAATTCCTTTGGGTTCTGAGTTACTTGGAATTGGTATGGACTTTGGCTTTACTAATGACCCTACAACCGTAATAAAAGTATTTAGATATAATGGCGAGATATACATTGATGAGCTGTTATATCGCACAGGATTAACAAATAGTGATATTGCAAACGAACTAAACAAAGCAGGCGTAACAAGAGCCATGCCAATAGTTGCCGATAGTGCCGAGCCTAAAAGTATTGAGGACTTAACAAGGGCAGGTTTTAATATTGAGGGGGCTAACAAAGGAGCGGATAGCATCCGTAATTCAATAGATACTTTAAAGCAATTCAAAATAAACATAACAAGGCGGTCAACTTATACCATTAAAGAGTTTAGAAGTTATAAATGGATTGATGGTAAAAACGTGCCGGTTGATTTTAATAATCACACTATTGACGCTATCCGTTATGTAGCTCTTAATAAGATAAATAAAGGTTCTGGCAGATATTCATTTGCCTAAAACAAATCCAACTTTTTAGTATTTAATAGGTATATGACAATACCTTTTAATTGGAATAAAGTTACCATTGAAGAATACCAAACCATTTACCCTCACTTACAAGGTGAGGTCGATTGGTCACGTATTATATCATTCTTTACGGGTAAAACTTATGACGAAGTTGAGAATTTAGATTTAAAGCATTACAAATACTTAGTTAAAAGTTTATCATTCTTAACCAAACCTATTCAGCCTAAAGTATCATTTAAGTCTTTTACTTGCGGCTTATTAAAGTCAGTTAAGTATAAACCTCAGCCTAAGTTAATCACTTGGCAAGGTGGTAACTTCTACAAAGCATCACGATCGGTTAACGATATTAATGTTGGTCGTTACATAACCATTAAAACATTAATGGAAGCCCCCGACTATTTTCCTAATAAACTACACGAACTTTGTGCCTTGACTTATGAGCCAGCATCTTATTTATCGTTTAACTACGATGGCAATAAACATGCTGAGGTAGCTGATAAGTTTCTTAAAGCCCCAATGTCAATCGCTCAACCAAGTGTTTTTTTTTGCTTAGAAGTATTGGCGAATTGGAATCTAAATACATTGGATTATTTGGAGGGAGTGGAAGCGATGAAGACGATCAACAAAGAGATAGAAATAGAACTGAGAGAGAGAGGTTTGTCGAGTTTTGGGGATGGATTCACATAATTAAAGAGGTAGCCCAAGCCAATAGAATAACAGAAGACGATGTGCATGAGTGGGGTGTAATAAGATTATTAAATGAATTAGCTTATCTTAAGGATAAGAATAAAATGGAAGCCGAAGAACTTGAACGTCAACGAAGAAATAGATAAGTTACTTAATGACTTTACCGAACAATGGGCAAAGGATTTAGAAGCGTCTTTGGATAAAGCGTTAAAGGATGGTGGCAGAAACAATCCGCAACAATCTAGAATACAATTTAAAGGAGGGGTTAAGTTCTATCCAAATAAAGTTGTTATCTCAATTACACCAAGCGATGACTATTGGTATTATATAGATAAAGGTAGAAACGGTAAAAAGAAGAAATGGAATAAAGATGGATTAAGCAATCCTAAAGCGCCCAAAAGTTCTGATTTAGAAAAATGGGTTAAGGCTAATTTAACATTTTCATTAAGTAAAAAAAGAAAAACGATAGCTAAAAAGATACAAAACAAAACAGTTAAAAAAGCATATAAACAAATAACAGTAGCTAAAGCAGTTAGTCAAGTGGCATATTTAGTAGCTCGTAAAATAGGAACTTATGGTGTTAAGCCTAGACCATTTGTTGATAGAGTTATAAATGATGGTAGAAAAGAAGTTTTAATAGAACAGTTAACTAAATTAATAGGTAAAGAAGTAACAGTAGTATAATGGCAATAACAATTCAATCAAGCCCAACGTCACCAACACCAGCTTATAATGAGAATTGGGTGGTTGCAACGTCAAATAATACAGGACAAACTAACTTTTATTATACAATCGTTTTAACCGACGTAACAAACTCTTATGTGTTTGATACTATCAAAGTTAAACCAGACCCTAATAATAAGCTAGTAATGGATTTACAAGCATATGTTCAACTATTAATGGTTAACTATATTCCTGTTAATTTATACGGTTGGCAAAAATGTACTAATGCGACTAGGAAGTTTAGATTTAATGTTGGTGAAACTTATGACGTAATGGGTACACCTACTTACTTTGCAGGAGTTGATAAAGATTATATTACTTGGAATGCAGGAGTTGACAAACAGTTTATCGCCCCTTATTCACCTAACTACTTTTGTTACGATAGTTCAATACCTAATTTAGTTTACTTAACTATTTTACCGTCTAAAACATACATTGATAGAAGTCAATATCTTTACGTTTTATGTCAGGAAAATGTAGGGGAGTTAACCAGTATTGATGTGTTAACTTACAACGCAGCCGGCTCTTTATTAGGTAACTATACAATCGATAGACCAGACTCAGGCACAGGTTTATATTCAGATAATTACGTTGCTATTGACGTAGGTTACAAAGGTTTGTTAGGAATAACCGCTCCATTTGTTGCCGTTAATAGTGGCTCATATCCTATCATTACTTCCAACGTTGCTAGTTATGTTATTAAGAACGGCGATACAAATGATGTTATAAAAAATATTACAATAGAATGTAACCCTAAATACGAGGTGTACACTTTACATTATTTAAAAGCTAATGGCTCTTACGAAACTTTACATTGCAATTTAGCAGCTACTTTATCGAGTAGTAAAACAACAACTTCATTTAGGAAAAGTGGTTGGTCCTTAATATCTAACGTTATGACTTTAGATCCTGCTTTAAATACTGAAAAGATACAATCAGTAACCATTCAAGATAAGCTACAATTAAATAGCGATTGGTTAACCGATGCTGAATTTGCTTTGCATAAAGACTTATTTACTTCTACAGATGTACGTTTAGATATTGGCAGCACAACAACTTACAAGGGTGTTAAGGTTACTCAAACAAGTTACACTACTAAGAATACAGATAGATTAAGAAACTATCAAATTGAATTAGATTATACTCACCAAAACTTCAGGCAGCGTGGCTAACATAAAAGTATTATTATATGACCAAGCTGGTTTAGAATATGATGTAAGTTATATTCAGGAAATACCTTTGTCATTAAGCTATTTAATTGCCGACGTTAAAGACCCTAGCAAAAGAAATACAACCTTTTCTAAAACAATAAACTTTAATTCTAAGGATGTAGATTTATTCTTTAGAGTGATTTGGAAACTAAACAGCACGCTAACTACTTTTGACCCTCGATTAAAATGTAAGATAAAATATTACGTTAATGAGGTATTGCAATTAGACGGTGACTTGCAATTAATAAAAGTAATTGTTGACCCAGATAGTAAAACGGTAAACTATCAAACTACTGCAACTGGTACAATAGGCAATTTATTCTTAGCTATTGGCGATGCTTATTTAACTGATTTAGATTTTAGTGCTTATGACCATTCGTTAACTAAAGCCAATGTAACTAATAGTTGGATACCTGCAACAAGTGTAACTGGTGTAATTGGCTCAGGATATTATTACGGTTTAATTAATTGGGGTGAAAATAATGTATTAACCGATGTTGAATACCATGTAAAGCACATGAGACCTCAACTGTATAAGCGTGAGTACATGGCAAAGATATTTGCGGCTGCAGGTTACACATGGACTTCTACTTACTTAGATAGCACGTATTATAAAAGTCAATTAATACCACCAACAAAAGAATATCTAACGTTAGGGACAACGGCAATAACTAACAGCCAATTCTATGCAAGGCGTAACGCTACACAAACTGGGACTACATTCGCTGGAAATTATAGCGGTAGTGATTGGTATTCGTCAAGTTTTTCAAGTCCTGATGTTGTTTTATTTAATGAAGATAACGTAGCCCCTTATAACGATGCAGGTGGTAACTATGCAACGGGTACGGGTATATTTTCACCAACTACCACTAATACTTTTATAATTGAAACGTTAATTGATTTTGAAATAGTTTTAACTAATAGTTTAGGAACGGCAACAAATGCTTTACTTAATGCACCATCTTATGTTACAGTAAAAATAACACAATTTAACGGTACTAATTGGCAAACAATAGCAACGGCTTCTTATGGTTTAGCTAATGAGGTTATGACTACTTTAACTTCAAATACATATCAAATTTATGTACAATTACCTTCATGGGCTGCTTTGGCTACCGAGAATTATAGAGTTGAGATATTTGGATATTTAGTTTATGATTTATTTACGGCTGCATCTGTGCCTGTAACAACAGGAACAACAACAGCAAAGATAAACGTAAAAACAAATAGTACTTATGCCGCAAGGTTAATAAATAACAATATTACAGAGGGCGGTACTTTAGAGATTAACCAATGTATTCCAACCGAGGTTAAACAAATAGATTGGTTAATGACCGAGATAAAAGCGGCTAACCTTTACATGGTTCCTAATCCCGACAAGGCAAAAGATTATATTATTGAGCCTAGAGATGACGGATTTTATACAGGTGAGGATAACTGGTCGGAGTTATTAGACTTTAGTAAAGATTATGAAGTATTGCCGGTTAGTGAATTAGATACCAAGCGTTATGAGTTTTGGAATAAGCAAGATAGTGACCAATATAATGATGCTTACTTTAAGCAATACAAAGAAACTTATGGTTTTGGTTTTACTGATTGCGTAAGTGAATTTGTTAAGCCCGTTAAAAAGACTGAGTTAATCTATGCACCCACGCCAATAGTAGATAACCAAGTTAACGGTTTAATATTACCTAAGATATTTAAAAACGACAACGGAACTATCAAACCAATGAAGTCAGTAATACGCCAACTTTATAGAGGGGGTAATATTAATATGTCTTATGGCGGTTGGAAGTTAAGAAGTTCTTTAGCAGGTGATACTGTTTACAATTACTATCCATTCGTCGGGGAGGTTGACAATCCTTACACACCAACATTAAGTTTAAATTGGGACACGCCACAAAAGGTTTATTACAATTACATTAACGCTACTTACACCGATAATAACTTAAAGAATAAATACTATTCTAAAATGATTAATCAGTTGAGCGATAAACGTTCGGCAGTTGTTAAGGCTTATTTTAATCTTAACGAATTAAAGGTTAAAGATTTTAGTTTTAGAAAGGTTGTTTGGGTAGATCATTTTAGTTGTTATTTCTACATCCAAAACTTTGAGTATATAATGAATACTCAACAAAGTACTTTAGTTACTATGTTGAAGTTGCAAGATTATGATACATGGCAGTCAAATACAATAGAGTTACCGAATGAAGACCCTAGCGAGTTAAATAGAATAGTTAACGGTAATTACTCTAATGGAATAAATAACACCAACAACGGTAACGCATCTCATATTGTTAATGGTAGGGGTAATTTTATAGCAAGTGGTGCAACGGATATACAGTTAGATAATTGTACTAATGTTGTTGTTAACGGTGATGTGAGTGCCTTTAGGGGAATTGGATTAAGTAATGTTGTTATTACTAATACAAGTAATAGCACAAGTATTATAGCTCCAAATGCACCGATAACAATAACAAGCGATACCACTTTAGATATTACATATCACAATAGAACTGTATTTGCTGACGCAACGGCTGGGGATATTACAATTTATTGGGATAGTGCTACAATGAATCATTGTACCGTTAATTTTATTAGAGCAGACGGGTCGGCTAACATAGTTTATTTAAGTGATGCAGATGCCACAGTTGAGGTTATGGGTAACTCTGTGCCTTATGATACTTCTTTAGCACCATTCAATCAATATGATGTTTTGCCTATTATTCAAAGATTAGATAGCGGTGGGGTAAAACAACTTTATTTAAATTATTAAACATGGCAGAAAAAACAGTAATAAGTATTGAGGTTGAGGGAACTGGCAAAGCCATTAACTCTATTAAGGAATTAAAAGCCGAATTAAAAGCGGCTCAATCCGCTGCCTTAAATGGTGATGGTAAAGCTGCCAAAAGAGTAGCTGAACTAAAGGATAAAATGGATGACCTTAAAGATACTACAAAGTCTTTACAAGGTAGCGGAGTTGAAAAGATTAGTTCAGGTTTTAGTTTATTAGGTCAAGGTTTTAAAGATTTTGACTTTGATAAAATTAAAACAGGCTTTAAAGGTGTAGGTGCTGCCATGTCTGCTATTCCTATCTTTTTAATTATTGAGGGGATTAGTTATTTAGTTGAGAATTGGAAAGAGTTAAGTGAGGGTAATGGATTAGTTGCAAAAAGTCTACAATTCTTAGGTGATATATTTACGAGTATAACTGACACAATCTATAAATTTACCGATGCAATAGGATTAACTAATACTGAATTAGATAAACAAGGTGAAGCAATAAAAGGATTTGCTGAAAAGTCTAATGCTGCATTATCTGAGCAAACACAGGGATTTGATAGACAAATTGCAGTAGCTAAAGCAAGTGGTAAAAATACAGTTGAATTAGAAAAGCAAAAACAACAAGCTATTATAGATACTAATTATTTAATAGCCAAACAAATTGAGGCTTTTGTAAGGGCTGGGGGTGCTTTAGATGACGAAAAGAAAAAACAGTTAACAGCTAGTTTAGATTTTATTAAGAACGCTAAAGTAAAGGAATATGAGATAACTAAAGAAGATGATAAAAATAAAAAAGAAAAGTATAAAGAATTTTTAGATAAACAAAAAGAACTTAAAGATAAGGCAGAAGCTCAAAGATTATTAGACTTACAGAAAGCTAAAGAAGACGAAGCGGCTATTGAATTACAATCTCAACAAGCTATTAATGCTGATAAGGTAGTTGATGAAACATTAACTCAAGATCAAATAAATGCAGTAAAAGCAGCAAAATCAGCAGAGGAATATGAAGCGTGGCTAAAGACAGAAGAAGGAAAAAAAGCAATCAGATTACAAAATATTAACGAAGACATTAATTTAACACGTGATGCACTTCAAGCTACCCAAAATTTAACCGATATATTCTTTGCCGTAAAAATGGCAAAAGTAAAGAAAGGTTCTAAAGAAGAGGAAGATTTAGCACGAAAACAATTTAATATAAACAAGGCTTTACAGTTAGGTTTAGCCACAATCGATGGATTCAAAGCTATTTCGGCTTCATTAGCCTCGTCCCCAGTTGCAATTGGACCAGCTCCTAATCCTGCTGGTATTGCATCATTAGCTTTTGTTGCTATTTCAACCGCTGCAACAATAGCTAAAATAGCTTCATCACAATTTAAAGGTGGTGGCGGTGCTGGTGGTGGTGGTGGTGAAATGCCAAGCGTAGGAAGCCCATCTATTCCAACTAGCAACGGTACACCATCAATATCAGCACCTCAACAAAATACAACAACGTTTACAGGAAACAATAACAACAACTTTAACCAACCGCCTATTAAAACATACGTAGTTGAAACGGATTTAAGAAATTCAACAAACACAATAGATAAGATTAAAGACCAAGCTACATTCTAAAGTAAACAAACTAAACAATTTAGTATTTAATAAATATGGAACTAATAGATTTAACAATCGAAGACGATGTGAAAGATGCTAGTGGCGTTACAGCCATTGCAACAGTTGACAGCCCTGCCATTGAACAGGGTTACTTCGCCTTTGGTTCTAACAAAGAATTAAAAACAATTAGAGTTACTTGCGGAAGTCAAAAAGGAAACTTTGCAGCCCCAATAGGCGATAGACAAATACTTGCCGGTGCGTTAATGATTCCCGACATGGCAATACCTCGCATAGATGACAAAACCAAAAAGGAATATAACGTTAAATTCTCATCTAAAACGATCGAGCAAATCGTTAAAAAACACGCTAAGTTAAGTTATGCCAATAACGTTAATCAAATGCACGATAATACACGCATGATTAACGATAGCTATTTATATCAATCGTTTATTATTAATCGTGCTATGGGTGTTAATCCGCCTTTAGGACAGGAACATTTAGTTGACGGTACTTGGTTTGGGTTTATTTACATAGGTGATAAGAATGTTTGGGACGAATATATTAAGACAGGAATATACACAGGCTTTAGTGTTGAGGGTAATTTTTATGAAAGTGTAGCTACTGAATTAAGCGACGAATTTTGCGCCCACTTCCTAAGTGTCATTTTAGAGTAAACAAAAATAAATCTTTAGTATTTAATAAGTATGAACGATAAAAAAACATTTAAAGACTTGGTAAACTCAATTTTATCACCTGAGCAAAAAGAAACTTTTGCAAAGGCTTTTAAATTCGAGACACCAATTCCAGTTGTTGAGCCTGTTAATAATGCAGCGCCCGAAACTGTTCCGCCTGTAGCAGGTGAGATAAAAACAAAAGATGGTACGGTAGTAAAATACTCAACACCAACTCCAATGCCTAACGAAACAATCGTAACGGTTGTAACTCCTGATGGTGAACTTCCTGCTCCTGCAGGTGACCATGTATTAGAAAATGGTGACGAAATTACAGTAGGTGATGCTGGTCTTTTATTAGAATATGAGACTGCTGAAATTGTTGAGCCGGTTGCACCTGTAACTCAGGAAGCTATGGACGCTGCAGTTAGTGACGTTAATGCTAAATTAGAAATAGCTAACAAAACTATCTCGGCTTTAGTAGCACGTTTTGATGCAGTTGAAAAAGACAATACAGAGTTAAAATCAACTTTAGCAACATTCTCTAAAACATTTACTGACCTTTTAAATACGCCAATGGCTAACCCTATTGTTGCCCCTGAGCGTTCATTTTCAAAGCAAGATAAAATGTTTAGCAAATTAGGATTAAACAAATAAATATAAACAAATAAAAAAAACATAAAAAAATGGCATATTCAATAACAGCGGTTGCATACGTAGAGCAACCCGAACAACTAATCTACGCTAAATTATTCTCAGGTTCACCAACAATGGACTTAGTGAAAAACAAACAAACAGGCATTAAGTCTGCTGAAACTATTAGTGTTGTTAACACTCGTGGTGTATTCCAAGCACAATCATGTGCTTTTAACGCTTCAGGTACAACTGCAATAACTCAACGTACTATCACAGTAGGTAAGTCAAAAATTGATATGCTTTGGTGCGAGCGTGATTTAGAGCCGTACTTTACACAAAAGAAATTAGCAGCTGGTGGTGATTATGATTCTTTAGCTTATAGCAAAGAGATTATCGACGAGACTATGGAGAACGCTAAGAAAGATATCGAAATTGCTTTATGGCAAGGCGATACTGCTTCATTAAACGCTTACTTAAATCGTTTTGATGGGTTTGTAAAAATCATTGGAGCTGCAACTATCGGTGGTACTTATTCAGGCGTGGCTTGGAGTGAGACAAATTCTAGAACCGTGATAAAAGGTTTAGCTACTTTAGTTATTGCTAACAATGATGTTTACCAAGGTAACCCAACTGTTAAAATGTTAATGTCACCTCAAATGGCTGCAACATACCGTTTCAAATTACGTACTGATAATTTATTCAACACTACAGGTGAAGAGTCTAAGTTATATGCTGAAGGTGCAAACATTGAAATCGTTGAAG